CAGATAGAAATTACCCGTGAAGCGGTGGATCTTACTAATCAGATGGTAAATGCTGGTCTGGTTGACCCTCAGTTCCGAGTTAAGCTGCGTTTGCCTACGTCGGGTGAGGAGTCTACTCGTCAGAACACGGGCATCGAAGGTGACGAAGAAGTTTTTAACGCAGTTAACCACGCTTTGTTTTCTTACCATGCAGGCAAGAGCCCTCTAGCACGTGCAGGTTCACAGGCTAAGGAGATCTACCAGGGCATACGTCTAGCGGGCGCGGGCAAAGACCCGGGGTCCGAGAGCCTAGACTACTTCAACAACATGTTTGGTTTTGACTTAGCGCGTCAGGGTTTGAGTCCGGAAGAAGCCAAGAGCGCGATTATAGATAACATAGCCAATATTGATAACAAGGGTGCGTTGTCTCGGTTGAGAGCGGGCGAGCCGTTGGTTGTGGGAAAAGACTTGAGCCGCACGGCTGAAGACATTCGTGGTTCTGGTCCGGACGTCAGTGCGTTTGACGTGCTCGCGGGGGTTCAAGGTCTTAAAGACGGGGGCCCACCCGAGAAAGTCCCTGCTTCTGTCTTAGAGGGCCGCGGTAATTTTTATGGCACACCTTACAGCGAGGAGCCCAAGGTAGACACGGGTCAATCTAACCTTACTTTGCAGCAGCGCCTGGATCAGGCAACTCCGCTCGAGCAGTACGCTTATGAGGTGTTGGGGCTAGAGCCCGGGTTAGATCGCGGCATGATTGCGCCTGTCGCAATTAGGCAAAGCGGTGAGAAAGAAGCGGCTTTCCCTGCTCTAGCTTACGACTCGTTAAAAGCTATGTTGGCTCCAGGTGCTGCGCTTAGTGGAAGAGAAGTCACGCCGGAAGAGACTATTGAGCTTGCCATGGAAACCATGGGCGGCGGTGCAGCTATGCCTGGCGTGGACATCGGTGGAGACTTCATGGCCGGTATGGCGGCTAAGCCCAAGGGTGGAGCATTCCTGCCTATGCGTCCAGAAGAAGATCCGTTTAGCCCTCGTTTTAACATGTTTAATGAGCCGTCGTACTATTCGGAAGCGGGCCAAGAAACTATCCCAGCTAATTACGCTAAAAACCTAATAGAAGCAGGAATGGACGAAAGTTTAGCAATGGACATTGCTAAACGTGCTGAAAACTATTTTAAAAAGTCTTTTGGCACTGGGTCCGACCCCCTAAAAATAAAAATATTAGAAGGGCAGATAGAGCCTAATCTTACCAATCCTGAGATGAACCCGGAATTTGAAATACCTTCGGACGTGTTGAGGCAAGCTAGAGAAGATTTTGCGGCGGCTAAAACAGATCCGTCTAAAGCAAACTCGCCTAGTTTAATGATGTTTGAAGAAGCTTATGATCGAGCCACTAACCTTCGTGTAGAAGCTAATATCTCAGAAAAAAACTATGTCCGAGAAAAAGAAGCTTTGGTAGAGCAGCAAGCTGAAAGAATGACAAACGAAGGGGTAAGCTCCTCATTTCAAAACCAACCCGTAATGGGTCCTATAGACCCAGATGAAATCACTCCGGAAATGTTAGAGAACCCGGCTTTTTCCAGAGCTTTGGAAGAAGGCGAGGCGCTTTACGACATATACCCTTACGGATTATCTAGGAGTCCGTTAGACATGGTCCTCCCCGAAGAAACAACTCTTCAAGGAATAATGGCTTTGTCTCCAGATAAACTAAAAAACATGTCTTTCCCAGACATCATAGCCAATGCTAACAACAATGTTGAAGCAAAAGATCTGAAGACGATGAGAAACTTTTCAGAGGACCTTGAGCTTTCTAGGGCGGATCTACCGTACGAGGCTCCAACTACGCCCCTAGCGATTCAACAAGTATTACAAGGCCCCCTCCCCGAACCTAGGTTTTTGCTAGAAAAAGGGGTTGAACAAGTGGTTGATGTGGGCAACGACTCTTGGTTCCGAATTACAAATCCTTTGTATACCAAGTTAGAGGGGGCACTAATGGACCACTCTGTTGGTGGCTACGCTAAAACGGGGGAGTACAATTTAGGGGGGCGTAAGGCTATAGAATCGGGCAGAGCGGGGGTATTTTCGCTTAGAAACAATCAGTCAGGTCGTCCTAGGGTGACAGTAGAAATAGATTTTAAAGACCCCGATCGTCCTTTGCCTACTAAACACCAGTATGGCCCCCAAAACTCGGCTATCCAACCAAAGGATTACGATAACTTGTTTACTTTATTTGACGAGGTTGGCGTTCTTACACAAGATTTACCCCAACATTTGCAACCGGCTTATAAAGAGTTTAAGCAAACAGGCGTCTCTAGACTGGATGATTATTATGGTACTCCCGATGTATAATATGTTCCACGTGGAACATTAACGAACCGCAAAGGTAAATAAAATGGCAGAAGGTGACAACATAACTCCAATGGTAGAGCGTCGGGAAGACCCGATAGAGCTAACTATTGAGGATCAGATGGACATTGCCGCGCCTAACTCTATGGAGCGCATGCCCCGAGAAGGTATGGACGTAGAAATCATAGAAGACGAGGAAGGTGGCGTAATCATTGATTTCGATCCGTCTATGCGAGACGTGGACGAAGGCGACTTTAATCGAAACCTTGCGGAAGAAATGGAGCGAGGCGAGCTGGGGGCCGTGGCCAATGAGCTAGTGGCTGAGTACGATTCAGGCAAGGCTTCGCGCCAGGATTGGGAAGACACCTACCGAAACGGTCTGGAGTTGCTTGGTTTTACCTACGAAGAGCGAACAATGCCCTTCAGAGGGGCCACAGGCGTCACACACCCGCTTTTAGCAGAAGCTGCCACCCAGTTTCAAGCGCAAGCGTTTAACGAGCTACTGCCCCCTGACGGCCCTGTACGCACGTCTGTGCTAGGTACACCTACCAAAGAAAAAGAACAACAGGCCCGACGGGTCAAAGAATTCATGAATTACTACATTACTAACATAATGGAGGAATACACCCCTGAATTCGATCAGATGTTGTTCTACTTGCCCTTGGCAGGTTCGACTTTTAAGAAAGTCTACTTTGACGAGTCTTTAAACCGCGTTGTCAGCAAGTTTGTTCCGGCGGAAAACCTGGTTGTGCCCTACGAGACAAGCAGTTTAGAGAGCTGTCCGTGCATTACTAACGTCGTTTCTATGCCGTTAAACCAATTGCGCAAGCTACAGGTGTCTGGTTTTTATTTAGACGTACCTGTGTTGCCCGGTCAAGACACGGGCGATGAGCTGACAGACGAAATGGACAAGATCGAAGGTGTTCACGCGTCTCAGATTAGTCACGATGTGACTTTGCTAGAGTTTCATGCGGAGTTAGATCTAACTGGGTTCGAAGATGTAGACGAATCAGGTGATGAAACGGGTATTAAACTGCCGTATATCGTTACTGTGGTCGAAAATAGCGGAGTTGTGTTGTCCGTTCGCCGTAATTACGCCGAGGACGACGAAGAACGCAAGAAAATTCAATACTTTGTTCACTACAAGTTCCTTCCTGGTTTTGGTTTCTATGGTTTGGGGCTTATTCACACAATTGGAGGCCTGTCTAGGACGGCCACAGCGGCTCTCAGGCAGCTCATAGACGCCGGTACGTTGTCTAACTTACCTGCGGGCTTTAAAGCGCGTGGAATGCGTATAAGAGACGATTCGGACCCACTGCAACCCGGAGAGTTCCGAGATGTAGACGCGCCAGGTGGATCGATCCGAGACAGCTTGATTCCGTTACCGTTTAAGGGACCGGATACTACACTATTTCAGCTCTTAGGGTTTGTAGTAGATGCCGGAAAACGCTTTGCTACGATTACGGACCTAAAAGTCGGGGACGGTAACCAGAACGCGGCGGTTGGCACGACAGTGGCTATGCTTGAGCAGGGTAGCCGAGTGATGAGTGCGGTTCATAAGCGTCTTCATTACTCTATGCGCCAGGAATTTAAGCTCCTTACCCGTGTAATGCACGAATCATTACCGCAGGAATATCCTTTTTCTGTTGCAGGTGGTGATGAAACCATCATGGCGGAAGATTTTGACGACCGAGTAGACGTAATTCCGGTTTCTAACCCTAATATCTTCTCTCAGGCTCAGCGCATTGCTTTGGCACAGTCTCAGCTTCAAATGGCGACTCAAGCCCCTCAAATGCACAACATGCACGAGGCTTTCCGCCGCATGTACGAAGCTCTGGGGGTGAAAGACGTAGATAAGATTTTGAACGCTCCAAGTAGCGCAGAGCCAATACCTAAAGACCCTGCGCAAGAGAACATTGATGCTCTAGATAGCGCAAGTCTTAAGGCGTTTGATGGGCAGAATCACGATGCGCATATCGTTTCGCACATTTTGTTTAGTGCGTCGCCTATTGCGGGTCAGTCTCCGGCTATTCTTGCTTCGTTGCAAAAACACGTAACAGAGCACGTTAAGATTAAGGCCGAAGAAACAGCGGTGATGCAGTTTATGCAGCAAAGCCAGGGCCAACCGCCTACAGACGATCAAATGCTTGAAATTGAAATGATGATTGCTCAAAACATTGCTCAAGAGTTGCAAAACGTGCGTCAGTTGAGCATGGAAATTGCAGGTCAAGGCCAACAACAGCCTCAAGGACCAGATCCGTTAATTGCTTTGAAAGAGAAAGAAATAGGCATTAAAGAGCAACAAACAATGGCGGATATCCAAGAAGGCCAAGTTAAACTAGACTTAGAGCGCCAAAAGATGATGGAGCGTAGTCGTCAGTTTGATGATCGGCTTCAAAGCCAGGAGCAAATGACCGCTCAACGATTGAACGCGCAAGCGGAAAGAGAACTATTACGATTACGTGCTAACAGAGGAAACCAATCATGAGAACAGTAAAAGTTAACGGAACGGCCCCCGGAAAAGCCCCTGCGGCTACTAATTATGCGGACATTAAAGACCAAGGTCGCATACCTTATGCTCAGGCGACTGAGGAAAAAACCCCCAATACTGAAAAAGGTATTGTGACCAAAGGCAAAAGCCGTGGTATGGGCGCTATGCTTCGCGGCGGTGATTTTACTATTTGTTAGGAGAGCCTTATGCCTTTGATGAGAGGAAACAACCCTAAGCAGATAAGTTCTAACATACGTAAGCTTAAAAAAGAGGGTTACCCACAGGATCAGTCGGTGGCTATTGCTTTAGCTAAGGCGGAGGGACCCCGTAAAATGTCTAATGGTGGCGCGTTAAAAGCGTTTAGCCCCATTGTTATCCGTAAACAACGTTTCCAAGGGGTGTTCTAGCCCCTTTTTGTTTCTAATTTTAAAAGTATACGATATACTCCAATGATATAGGATTTTCCTATACGGAGGAGCTATGGAGGACATTTACATCGTTCAGTTTATCCAAAGGATAATCAAAGAGCGCAAAAGTAACGTGTTAGACCTACTCGAAAATAATGGAATAAATTCAATGGAACAATATTCGTCTTTAATGGGCGAACTAAGTTCTTTGAATTATGTCCAACAGGAACTCTCGGACCTGCTAGAAAAACAGGAGCGTATGCATGATTGAAGTGCCAGGCTATTTAGCCAAAGAACTAGAAGCGGAAAAGAAAGTTAAGCAAGAGCAAGTCGCTCAAGCTAAAGCCGAAACTGAGGAAAAAGAAGGCGTAGCAGGCATGTACGTCGATTCTAAAGCCCGCATTCTAGACCCCACAAAAGCTGATAAATCTATGATAGAGCGCATGCCTAACCCTACTGGGTGGCGAATGCTTATTCTTCCTTACCGCGGCAAAGCCACAACTGACGGAGGTATTATCCTCACAAATAAGAGTTTGGATGACGGCCAAGTTCAAACGGTTGTTGGATATGTCTTAAAGCAGGGGCCCCTGGCTTACGGCGATAAAGACAAGTTTCCGGATGGACCGTGGTGTAAAGAAAAAGATTGGGTCGTTTTTGCTCGCTATGCGGGTTCTAGGTTTCGCATAGAAGGAGGCGAAGTTCGTCTTCTTAACGACGATGAAATTTTGGCAACAATTGACGATCCGGAAGATATCATTAGCTTTTAAAGGAGCTTGGCATGAGTGAAGAAAAAATTAGTGTCGATGACGGCACTGTAGAGATAGACGTGGGCGAGGGTTTTGAAGGCCAAGAGGTCGAGATAGAGGACGTTGAGAGGTCTGAAGACTCCGAAGTTTCGGAAAAACAACTTTCTAGCAAGGATGAAGAACACGAAGAGCACGAAGAGTACTCTCAAAGCGTAAAGAAGCGCATAGATCGTCTGACCAAAAAAATGCGAGAAGCCGAAAGACAGCGCGAAGAAGCGCTTAAATACGCTCAAGGCGTTCAGTCCGAATCAGAACAAGTCAAGGCTAAGCTTAAAGCTGTGGATAACGGCTTTTTAAACGAGTACGGCGGACGCATTTCGGCAGAAAAAGCTACGGCACAGGAAGCTTTCAAACGAGCTATTTCTGTTGGAGACCCTGAAGCGACCTTAGAAGCTCAAAACAAACTTACTTCTCTTCAGTTTGCCGAGTCTAAGCTGGAAGAAGCTAGGCGTGCCCAATCTCGTCAACAACCACAAGAACAGCCGCAAGAGCAGCAGCAGTATCAACAGCCGCAGCAGCAGCAGCAGTATCAACCACAACCACAACCACAACCACAACCGGCTCCTAAAGCTGACCCACGAGCGGAAAAGTGGGCGGAAAGGAACGAATGGTTTGGGGAAGACAATACCATGACCTTTGCTGCGTATGGGATACACAAACAACTCGTTGACGAAGCATTTGACCCGACAAGCAATGACTATTATGATGAGCTAGATAAACGAATTCGAGGGGAGTTCCCTCACAAGTTTTCTGATACCGGGGCTAAGCGACGAACCGCCCAAACTGTCGCTGGCGTATCTCGCACAAGTTCGTCAAACGGGCGCAAACAGGTAAAACTCACACCAAGCCAAGTCGCTATTGCGAAGAAATTAGGTGTGCCACTCGAAGAATACGCGAAATATGTCAAATAAGGAGACGATTATGACTGCTAAGAAACAAGGTTTTGAAGGTATCGATCGTGCTCCTCGCGCTAAAGACAGCAGGGAGAAAGAGCAACGGCGTAAGCCTTGGGCTCCCCCATCCATGTTAGAGGCACCGCCTGCACCCGAAGGGTACAAGCACCGGTGGATACGTACAGAGGTTCGTGGTTTTGACGACCGCAAGAACATTTCTGCGCGTATGAGAGAAGGATATGAGCTTGTAAGAGCTGATGAATACCCTGATTTCGAAGCACCGGTAGTAGATTCAGGTAAATATGAAGGTGTTTTTGGCGTTGGAGGACTTTTACTCGCACGCATTCCATTAGAAACCCTAGCGGAAAGATCCGACTACTTTGCCGGAAAAACGCAGGATCTTATGGATGCTGTCGATCACGACATGCTGCGAGAAAATGCTCACTCAACCATGGCGATCAATAAACCCGATCGTCAATCTCGTGTAACTTTTGGTGGCTCTAGAAAGAATTAAGCCGCCCCTTTAGGAGAAATACATCATGGCAAATCAAGCAACTGCCTATGGTCTTCGCCCTATTGGACTTGTTGGTAGCGGTGTAAATAGTACGGGTGTTACCCAGTATGAAATTGCCTCTAACAACACCAATGCTATATTCCAATATAGTATTTGTGTCCCTACATCGGCCGGTACTATCGACCAAGCAGGGGATACAGCAGGCGGCACTGTCGCCGCATTGGGAGTCCTAATGGGTGTTGAGTACGTTGATTCGGTTTCAAAGAAGCCTGTATTTATTAACTATTGGCCCGGTTCTGGTAGCGTCAGCGTGGATACTAACCATCCTGTTAAAGCTTTCGTAGCAGATAATCCGAACCAATTGTTCCAGGTTTCTACGGATGCGACGTTTACAAACAGAGCAACTGCTCTAGCTGCTGTTTTCAGTAACGCTTCTTTGGGCACTTCTGCCCGAACAGGTGCTACGGCTAATGGAAACTCCAATTCTCAGTTTAACGTGGCATCTGTAGCAGTTACAGCTACGTTACCGTTGAGAGTTGTTGGAATTGTTGACGATGAAGCAAATAGCGATTACACAGCAGCGGGTATCCCGATGATTGTGCGTCTAAATGCTCACGCTAACGCTAACGCTGGTGGTTTTGCTTCACAAACCACTGCAATAACCACAGGCATTTAAGAGGGCTAAATCATGGCTATATCTCGCGCACAACTAGCGAAAGAGCTGGAACCCGGACTAAATGCTTTGTTCGGTTTAGAGTATGATCGTTATGAAAACGAGCACGCAGAAATCTTCGACGAAGAATCTTCTGATCGTGCATTTGAAGAAGAGGTGATGTTGTCAGGATTTGGTACGGCCCCCGTTAAAAATGAGGGTAATGCCATATCGTTTGATGACGCGCAGGAGACTTACACTGCACGTTATACACACGAGACCATTGCTTTGGCTTTCAGCATTACTGAAGAAGCGGTTGAGGACAATCTTTACGATCGTCTTGCAGCCCGCTATACACGCGCTCTTGCACGCTCAATGTCCCAGACTAAGCAGATTAAAGCTGCTTCAGTCTTGAACAATGCGTTCAATACAGCAGTGCCTGTAGGCGATGGTGCGGCACTTTGTTCCGCAGCTCACCCTTCATTGTCGGGCAACCAAGCCAACCTTTTGGCCACTCCGGCCGACCTTAACGAGACGTCTCTTGAGCAAATGCTCATTGACATCGCGGGTCTAACGGACGAGCGTGGTATGAAGATTGCGGTTCGTGGTATGAAACTGATTATTCCTAAAGAACTGCAATTCATTGCAGAGCGAGTAATTAACTCTAACCTGCGTCCTGGCACTGCCGATAACGACATCAATGCGACTAAGTCTATGGGGATGATTCCTGACGGTGCGGTGGTAAACCACTTCCTCACTGATACAGACAACTTCTTCATTAAGACTGATGCTCCTAACGGTTTTAAGATGTTCAACAGAACTCCTCTTAAGACTGCGATGGAAGGCGACTTTGACACAGGTAACATGCGATTCAAGGCCCGTGAGCGTTACAGCTTCGGCGTCTCAGATTGGCGTGCTGTGTACGGTAGCGGCTCATAAGACTTCGGTCTTTTTAGGAAAAGGGGTGGCTTGTGCTGCCCCTTTTTTTATCGTATCTTATATATGTCCCTGACAGTCGCATCCCGCGGCTGACACTAGCCACGACAGGAGATCTTCATGGCGACTACTACTTTTTCTGGTCCTATTAAGGCCGGCACAATTCGCAACACCACGGGTACTACCGTTGGCACAGATGTAGCTAATGCTGGTTTTGTAACAATGGCCCAATCTATTATTGTAGATATTACCGGTGCCAGTGCTTTAAACCAAAGCGTTGCCATAGTCCCGGCTAACTCTCAAATAATTGACGTTATCTTAAACGTCACTACCGCTAACACTGACACGGGTGCGGCCACCGTATCGGTAGGCACCGCCGCAGATGCAGATGCTTTCCTAGCCGCGATAAATGTCAAAG